GGTATCAGCGATTGAGGAGGAGACACTAGCCTCGCCTTTAAGAGCCTTGTTTAAAAAACTGTGTATCGCCAGTTCTGCAGGATGGTTCATACTACTTATTCCTCGATGTCTACTATTGAGCCAACAATATCAGATTCATCTTTCGATAAATCATTTGTTTGTTTTTCCTGCCAATAGTCAGAGGTACGAGCATTACTAGTTTCAACCCAATCAGCAAAGTTCTGAAGAACCTCTTGTTGATCTGTGGTAATCTCAAGAGTTTTGCCTAGTGTAGTAATTATTACACCATAAGAGTTGCCTGACTTACCCTCTCGTAATTCGCCCTTGAGAGAAATCTCATACGCAATCGGAAGTTTGTTCTTCCTTTGAATATCTTTGTAGATAGTGTCAAAGTTTTTGAAACTTTCCTTGTTTCGTATGTGCATCTTAAAAGGAAACTCATCCACATCAACGGGATTTCCATCAGCATCAGTTGCTTTGTCAAGTTTACACAAACCAAAAATCACTTTGGTTCGCTTTACTTCACGCATAAGACTTTGCATCGCAGGAGGAAGCGACTCCCAATCTTTTACGTATCCTGATGGTCTGCCACAGTTGTATGTACCATTGTTATCCTTAAGGTCTTGGTTTAAAGACTTTGCAAACACAGTTCGTAACATATTTCCTTGTGATCCATCAGACTTAACGGCATTAGCATCCCATCTCTCGTAACAAAATCTTTGTAGAAAAGGTCTAATCGTCACGGTTGAACTGTAATACTCTGTACCGTCAGGTAGTTTAACAGAGAACGAGCCTGCTTTAATTATAGCAACCTCCATTTGCTCTCCGTTAACATCTTTAGTACCCATAATGTTCGTATGGATTTGTCGTAGTTCCGCTAATGCTGAACGGGATGGGGCAGAGACTTCGCCTCCAACACCCATCAAGTCAGCTAAATCAGATTGGGAACTTTCAATTACACTTAAATTATTTTCCATAATAAATTTACTCCTTATATATATTATGATTCGTAATGCTAGACATCTTTAGTGTCAAGCCAATTATTACCTATCTTTGCTTCTAACAACATAGGTACAACTAAATCTATCTCATAGTAAGATTCAATTATCTCTTTTAGGTTATTATTAATTTCCTGGATAATGGATATAACCTTTTGTTCTTCATCAGGATGTATGTCAATTACAACACTATCGTGAACCGTGTTGACTAGACAACTCGATAGCTTATCTAACGCTTTCTCAATCTCTACCAAAACGATGGGAACAATGTCACCCGTAGCGAAACCTTGAACGGGATAGTTCTTGATCATAGTGAAATGTGAAAACTTCTCACCTTTACGCTCTACATCAGGGAAAGCATACTGCCTGCCTGATGGAGTAGTTATCTTTAAGAAACGAACTGCCTCATTGCCAAGCTTTTTGTGCCACTCTGCTATGCCTTCATACTTCTCTATAAAGTGCGTGTAGTATTCAGCTTCTGCCTTGCTTCTGCCATAACCCGTTGCTCCGTAAAGAGGGGCAAATGTGTGAGCCTTTGCTTCCTGCCTAGAGGTAGGTTGTCCTGCTTCTGATATAATCTTTGCAGTGTAACTGTGTACATCAAATCCCGTTTCCACTTCTTCAATAGCTACCTTGTCTCCCGAAAGTTGTGCAGCCACACGGAACTCCAACTGTGCAAAGTCAGCTTCCATAATCTTACCACCCTGCCAACGGGATACGAATACTCGCTTAACGGGGAACGTACCACCACGGGGCATGTTCTGCATATTCGGATTGCGTCCACTGAACCTTCCCGTAGCCGTAACATGTTGGGTCAAGCCTACATGTAAAAACCCATCAGGTTTAGTAAAAGTGTCTATCCCATCGACAAAGCTAGAGAGATAGCTAGAGATAGCACTCTGACGTTTGAGATCAGATAGAAACTGATGTGCTACCTCAATACCTTTCATTTTCGCATTGGACATAAGTATATCTAAATGTGATTTACTTGTTGAAAAACCATTAGCACTAACCCACTTCTTTGAGGGTGGACGTAAGTTTAGCCCTGCCCTTACGTTTGTGTCTTCTAGTAAGTAACCTCTAGCTTCACACTCTTTACACCTGTTAGGTTTAGAGAATAAAGACCCATCTTTCTTTGTCTTATAAACCTTACCTTTACCCTTACACACACTGCATGTTTTTGCCCTAGTTCTAAAAATTTGAGAGCTGTTGGCTTCCACTGCTTCATGGAACTCCGTCTTCGTATAAGTAAAGTTAAATAGATCTGCCCACTCTTTCTTGTTGTGAACTTTCCTAGAGTATATAACTTGACTGACTTGTTCAGGGGAGTTGAGGTTGATAGGAGTGTCTCCCATTATCGTCTTAACTGTTATAGTTAATCTAGTTTCAATATCCCGTAACTCTTTTTCAAAGTCATTACGAACTTTTTCTAGTGCTTCCCTATCTATCTTGAAGCCGTTCATATACATTCTAGTCAAGGTCTGACACACTTGATTTGTTATATCTAAAACCGACACCAGAGATTGAGCTTCAGGTTTGTCATACTCTTGTTCAAGCCTATCAAACAAAGCCTTTGTTACTAACAAGTCGTAGGTTAGATACTCCGAAAGTTCTTGTAGTGGTATCTCATTGGTTGCGTAGTCTTTCTTGAAATACTCTTTGAGAGTGTCTTGCTTGTTGTACTCTAGATTGTATCTCTCTGCACAAGCCTCTAGAGATACGGATTGTTTCTGTCCTCTTTGTAATACATACTCTGCTAACATCGTGTCGTAAACGTCACCCCCATAGGTAAACCCACATGCCCACAACCATTGTAAATCGTGTTGCAGATTGTGTCCTACGAGCAGGGTAGTCTTATCCAAAACTGCCTGCAGCATCTTACGTTGTGATCCATCCTCGTCTTGTTTCTCAACATGATCAAAAGTAAAAATGTGATGCTTACCCTTCAAGTTTAGCACACCAACCTGCGTCAATGTGTTTGATGGCTCAAAAGGATCTAGGTGTAACTTACCATCGCGTTTTACTGTTGTGTTCTCTACATCAAGAACTAGTTTCATACCTACCCTCTGAACTATACACTTTCTTTTCTCCACTCTTTGCCCGATTCTTTATAGCACTCATATTTTCAGAAACAGTTACCCACCGCAAGTTACTTAATGAATAATCTAACTTATCTTCATTAACATGATCCACATTATACGTATCCAGAGGAAGATCGTTTGGTATAAAAGCCATAGCAAATAGCCTATGTACATAGTAACTAACGTAATTCTGTGTATAACCTAATTTGACGCTTGGATAAACAGATCTACTAGTAGATGGTTCTAAGTTTTTATCGGCAATAGCACTATATACATACGGAAATATATTTCCTTTGTCTTTATAAGAGGGAAGAGGGTGTTGTCCTCCCGTAGGGTACAAAAAGTATCTCCCCTTTGGTATGCTTCTAAGAAAAAAAGACGCTCTAGTTAAATCTATTCTTCTTTGACCCCTATCTCCAAAGTCAATGCCTATTTCAGATACATCTATCCTTTTATCTGATATATGTTTTACTTCTGGTAAAAATAAATCTAACTGTTTCATGCTGTAAACCTTGCTCTTTCACCATCAAGCTGAACGTCTATCTTCCCGTGCCATCCACCCTTAAGTTTATTCTTTGCTATAACTAAATGTCGTATGGTATCTTCGCTTTCACAACCCTCTATCACGGGATCTTTACTAATGAGTATCATCAGGTCAGCTTCAGATGCCTTGCCCGTCTTACTACCCTCAAGCATAGATTGATCTACCATGATCTTACCTTCGGCTTCGGCTGAAAGTTGTGACATCCAAAGGATAGCACACTTGTATTGCTTCGCTATGTTTCTGGCATGGATTGCTGCCTCCTTCAAGTAGATGTCAGACCTATCCCCCGTTCTACTAGCAAACTTGTCACCCATATCTAATACCACAATGTCAGGTTCGTATGCTTTAACGACTGCCTCAACCCAATCCATACCCTTACCCGTAGTATCCTTAACACTAATGTTAGCATTAACGGGATCATATCTCTTGGATGCCAAAGCCGTATTGCCCTTCACTTCATCCATACTCATGTTTGTTGCAGACGATAGATACCTAGCACCAACTCTGTCTGTTGATTCCTCATTACAGAAGATCAAGCACTTCGCTCCTTGAGATGCAAAGCCTCCCTCTGATGCGACAAGACTAGCATGAAAGGATGTCTTACCCGTATTAGGTCTAGCACCAATGATAACAAGATGCCCACCACTAATACCCTCGATCCTTCGGGCAAGTGTGGGTATGTTAAACTTCCATTGAGATTGTATATCGTTAGCCTTTAGCAATGTGTCTATACTCATGTCATCCCACTCCACAGTTAAGTTAGGTATAAAGTTATCCTGATAATCGTTCAACAATTTGCGTAATGGCTCAAGACTATTCTTCTGCCCATTCACATAATCAAAGCCCAAGTTAGCTATATCTTCGCCTATAACTTGTTGAAATAACTTGGAAAACACTTCTTGAGCAATGTCTGGGTTCATAGGTTTTTGGTTGCCAAGTTTAGTAAATATGATCTGATATGCTTCTTTGTTAGCAGTAGTCATAGTAGTGTTCTGGACATCAAACAAAGCATTTAACTCTTGCACAGTTACATCCTTATCGTGAAGATCCATAGCATAATCTAATGTATTCTTAATCTTTCTAACATCCTTACTGAACAATCTGTCTGGACACTTGATACCTTTATGGTCATCATAAAAATCCTTCTGCATTAGGCTTCGTAGTAAAGTTAACTCAACTGACATCACATGCCCTCCTTAATCCGTTTATATCTTCTTTCTTTCTGTACTTAACATCATCCTTTAACCTATAAGCTATCACCTCTGTTTCTCTGTCCTCACAAAAATACTTTAACTCTTTAGTATAAGATACTGTTTTAGAACTAGCATCTGGGTCTAATGCTATAATAATCTTGTTAAAGTATTCCAGGAATTTCTTATGTTCATAGGTAAAAGATGTTCCCAAGATAGCCACTCCCGTGACTTGGGGAAAGAGTAAACCAATCGTTGTAGCAGAGATAACATCCTCTACCACTACGGCTACCCCGTTGTCCTCTCCTACACAACAAGAATAGTGCGTAGCAAGACCGCTATAGCGTAACCACTTTGGTGTCTTATCTGTAAGCGATCTTCCAACTGCGTCTACTAACCTGCCTTTGTACAATATAGGAAACACGGCTCGATTATCCTTAACATCATACATCAAAAAGATGTGATGCAATCCCCATCGTTCTATGAACCTTCGCATGTATGAGTTTGCAATATCAGTAGTCACATATTCGGGTAGCATAAAATGAGAATCTTGTTCCAAGTATTCTTTAGGGCTATGTCCATTCAACTTACGCTTAACATCTTCGGCAGCCATGTTGACTTTAATCGCTCCTTTGACATCACAACTTGCTCTGTAACAATTATATACAACTATCCCATCCAAGTTTGATACGCTGAACTTTTTGTATCCACCACATACGGGGCAGTTTAATGTTAAACTATCTCCTGATTTAATGTCTAAACCTTTGACGTATTCCTTAACACTAACCATCTTTGTATGCTCCTCTTTTAGATAAGGCATTATTAGCTGAAGCGAATGTGTGCTTCAAGTAAGGTGACATTGAGTTGGGTGAATTGTGTCCACTAACAGACATAATCTGTGTTGTGTCTACTCCTGCTTCCACCATCTCTGTAATGGCAGTCCTACGCATATCCATCGCTTGTAACTCCATAGGAAGACCACAGACAGCCTTTATCTCATTTACGATGGGTGAGACTTCAACATCCGTATAAGGTCTGTATGCCCCGTTTTTCGGGTAGACATGGGGAGTGACGTATTTTTGGAAACCAAAGTCATACTCTTGTTGTTGCAACATTTTGAGCAGGTCTGTTTGAATGGGCATACTAACTTCGGCTCTCTTCTTTGATTGGACAAGATGTAGTGTTCCTTCTTCTAAGTTTAGATTATCCCACTCCAACAACCTCATATCTCCAACTCTTTGAGCGAACTCATATGCCATATGCACAATAAGTCCTACACTTCTCCATTTAAACTCTCCGTAAGCACAATCCAGGAAATCCCGTACTTGGCTCTGTGTCCACATTACCTTACGTTGCTTCTCCTTCATCTTACTGACCAAACGCATTGGGTTCTTTGTTAAGACTTCTAGCTCTTCTCCAAAGTTTAACACTACAGACATTATAGTAGATATAATATTGGCAGTCCTAACTCCTCTTTGTAACCACTCTTGATATGCAAGCTTACAATCAGAAACTAAAAGGTTCTTCAGCTTGATTGCCCCAAATTTCTCCCAACCCATGTCGGTCTTACTTGCCCTAGCAAGATTGTACTCATAGTTCTTTTGGGTCTTCCCTCTTAATGCTAAGTATTGTGGTGAACCCATATAAATTTCTATTAGTTCATCGACAGTAGACTTACCATTGAGAGTGGTAATATTTCTCCTCTGCATCTCTATACTCCTTCCGTACCTTCTTAGTATTATCTCTGGCTATCCTCCAAGACACCCAACTTTCCATACAATGATCTTTACCTAAACAGTAATCAATCACTGTGACTAAATTAAACAGACCTCGCCTCTTCCATTCCCAATTCCTGACACTAAAAGATTGATATGCCTTTCCTCCTATGGCTGCATTAAGTAAACAACTTATCATCAGGAAAACTTTAAACAAGTATGTTTTAATTTTTCTTTTTCTTATCATGCTCATCAAGACCTTTACTTATTTTCCTAAAACTCTCCCAATACACTATGATATACACGAATAACATTATACCTAACACTATCCACATCTCTATCAAAAAGCCGTAGGGTTTATACTCTGTTACAAAAGGTGTCTTCATCTTTTATAATCCTCCCGTAACCCGAACTCCAAATTCTTTATGCCTCGCATACCTTTGGCAGTCTTCTTCATCTCATCAAGCTCCTGCTTGTCTGCACAAATTAAAACTAAAGGCATCGTACCTCTAGTAAGTAACTTTGCATCCTCAATCCTTTTTCTTGCATTGTTTTTCATTTCTTCTCCTTCTCATGTTTAATGGACATTTCTTTTATTCTATCAAACAAGCCCATCTCCCTCGATTGACACGCTCTTAATACATATTGAGCATTTCTAACGGCAATGATATGCCCTTCTAATTCTTCAACAAGCAGTCTTGCTTCCTCTGTGTCGGGCAAGCCCCACTGCTTTCCATCTAATTGAACTCTCACTTATTTTCTCCTTTCAAAAGTTTGGCTCACCATGTTCATCAAACACGATGCTACTTGGTGGTTTCCAATTGCGTCCTTCCATGCACGGCTCAATCACTCTATTCTCCTCTGTGTCTTTGATGCCAAAATTTCTTAAAAACATTTCTAGACTGTCGGGTATGACACTAATCTCCTTCTTCGTCATCATCCATCCCCCAATTCGGTCTGTATAAAAAACTTGTCATTCATCATCACCTCCTCTCTTTTTATACTCTTGTACCACCTTCTCTGCAATTCGTCTAGCTTCATCTTTCTTGCGTCCAGGAATTATCTTTTGTTGAAATTTCCTAGATTGAAGCATTTGCTTATGAACGGGATTAGGTGGTTTTATTTTCATGTTGCCTTTTAAATCTCGCTTCTTTCAATACTCTTTGATTAACCAGAGTATATTTTCGTTCCTCTGGTCTAAACTTCTTCCAATACTCATTCGGGTCTAATGGTATAACAGTGTTATCCCTTTTCAATTCTTCTTGGAGTTCTTCTTGCAAGGATATACTGTCATCAAATAACATAGCCACCCTCTCCCATTGTTTATCCTTAAGTGTTTCGTTTTGATCTTCCTTCATTACACTTAACACTCTCGTTATACTCTTTAAGGATTCTATTATTTCAGCCTTTGTCATTAGACTTCTCCTCTATCATCTTCTCTAAATACCATTTGGCTTTCTTTAGATCTTCCACTCCATTTTTATAACGGTATCTCCAAAGGTATTTCATTATGTTTCCTTGAAGGTAGTATTCCATTCCTTCGCCCAAAGCAGCCGAAATAGCATCTATACATTCTATCCCTTCTTTGTTGTAGTGTGGTGGGTGGTTAACCATGTCCGACTCATCAGGCAAACCATCTAATTGTTTAGCTGATAACTGCATCAGCTTCTCCACTTCTTTATCTGCGTTTTCAAATATGCTCATCTAATTCTCCCTTAATATGATTAGGCAGGTTGTCGATCTTCCAAGCTAGAATATGTGCCAAACCTTTATGAGCATTATCTGAATCTAGGATTATTCTAATCAGTTCAGCCTTCCACCCATCGAGGTAACGACAATCCATTTTCATCCGATCATGTACTAATTTCATAGCTTCACTCATTTTACCTCCTTCAATTCAAATGTATCGTCTTTAGTCAGTAATATTTCATACAGTTTGTCATTATACTCAAAGTCTAATGGATAATAACCAAACTCGTTGTAATGGTCATCACACCACTCATGTAAAGCCTTTTTCATTTTGTCACTCATTATCTTCCCAATCCTTTTTGGCTTCATCCAACTTATCAAGATAAAAGAAATGCTCATCTCTAGTCAGACCTTTAATTTTTATTTTGTATAATTCGTCAGCATCTTCATAAACGTTGACACTCTTCGGGTAGGTGGTATCACCCATGTGACCCACCCACATATGACCTAATTTCCAACTCCACCTACTCATTAACTTCATACCTTGGATTACCCTCATCATCAATCAATAGAGTTGATAGAGATGGACTCATCATATCAGTAGTAACATCTGCATCTGTTAAATTATATGCGTTTTTGCTTTCCCAGGAATTTGCAGCCTCCTTCTCCGATATGTAAACTCGCATATGGGTTGAGGTTGCTAGCGTTGAACCATAAGTATGCTCTTGCCAATTATGTTTCTTGCTATTGAGGTATTGCCCCCTAACTCTGACTTTGTATCTGCCCTTGTTCAAATACTTTCGTAATTGCTTGATGAAGAACTTACCCTCCGCATCGTTAGGTATCTCGCAGAATTGATACCATGATCTTGATTGATAAAAATCGTATTTATGTGCCATGTCTATTCCTCCTCATGGGTTTGTAATGTGCCTTTCATATCGTCAGGCAAGTTCATAAATTCTTTGCCAAAAGCAGACTCGTATAGTTGCTTTCTAGCTTTAGCAAGAGTTTTAAAATCATAGGATACTGTTCGCTCCCCTACCTTGCCATCTGATACTTGATACTCAAACGTACCATCTCTCATTTTACTTTTAACGATAGTCCAACTCATGCCCAAACTCCATCGTTAGTTCTCCACTCCAAGCCTTCATTCTCTAAACCATGCTCAATGCAGTTCCAACAAGTTTCATACTCATAATCCCAATTTGTATCAGCTAATTCGCAGATAGCATCAGCAGTCTTTTGAGCATAGTTGTTTAAACTAGGCTCGTGGTCTAACGGTAATTCATTCTTGAATATCATTTGGTATACCTCCCAAGATGTGGGCAATAACATCAACAGTGAAGCCGTTGCCTATCATCTTATATCGTTGTGTGTTTGAAATTTTCTTGCGTGACCAAAATGAGGGTGGAAGCTTTGGATCTTCAAAGATGCCATACTCAGTATAATCATCATGTAGCGTTTGGAGTCTTTCGCACTCACGAACTGTAAGCTTTCTCCATTTTAACTCATCAAGATTGACTGCTACGTTATCCTTCTGAACTGTAGTGAGGGTGTTAGTCTTGGCATCAACCCTCATTTCAAGTTGTTGCGTTGTCATGCCTGCTACACTGTGCTTGTGATCCTGACGCACCCCATCAACCTTGTATCTACCTCTAAACGCTCCACAGATTATCTTTGGCTCTCTGTGTCCACCTTGCATAGTTGTGAGGGTGGGTGCTTTACCTTCAGTAGAATACACTCTCCTGATAGCATCAAACCCATTGATGTCAGCTTCACCAACTTGAATACACTTCTTATCAAAGACAAGTTGTCTTCTGTGTTTCCCAAAGTAGCTACGCAGATTACCACCTTTGAAATAATTGGCATCAATGCAATGCGCCTTTTCCCTATCGACAGCACCATCTTCGATAATGTCCTCTAGTATGATGCCTTTGTCATCCCAGGAATTTACGGGAATGTTAGTCCAATACAATCTTTGTCTATTCTGTGCAGAGAAATCAGCAGAGTTGATAGCTATTGGCTCAACACCTAGCAGATCGGTGATAACGTCCATATGCTCTTTCTTCATCTTGACGTTTTCTAGTAAGAAATACTTTGGCTTGAGTTCTTTCAGCAATCTAACATACTCAAAGAATAAACCAGATCGCTCACCCTCTAACCCTTTGCCTTTGCCTGCAAATGATAAATCTTGGCAAGGTGATCCTCCAACTAGCAAAAAGACTTTAGATTTACGGTAGCCTTTCCTACTCCTAATACTGTTGACGTTCCCACCATTAATAGGCTCTAACAAATAACCATCTTCAGTCTTGATGTTTTTGATGTCACCTAAATGCGTTGCAGTAGGGTTGTTGAACCTAGCTACTGCTGAAGCATACTTGTCTATCTCTGAAATGCACCATCTGGTGTAAGGTAGCTTGGCTTTACGCCAAGCTTCCCCAACCATATTGCAACCGTCAAAGACAGAGAGATTTACGGTTGTCTCTTCCATTATGCCAAACCTCCTTCCAATGGCACAACTGTGAACCCATGATAACCCATGTTGATCTCTTGCAATCCCAAAAAGGTAATCTTCTTTTTAAGATCAGCTAGAGTAATATCAGGAGAAGAAGTTTCGCCAAGTTCTGAACCTAATACCAAACCATTACCCATCAAGACTCCATTATAGCCTTCAAACTTAAAACCATAATTGGTGTCGATAAGTAAACCCTCATCATCAACAAAGATAGCATCTCCATCATAATCAGCATAATCAATAAGCACTCTAGTGAATAAAGATACTGCTTTATGGGTTGTGGATAAGTTTTTACAGATGTCGTTATAATCTGAATAGTCTACTTCAGTTATTGTCTGATCTATTACGTTTATTTTTAAAGCTTTCATCATTCGTTTACCTCCAAGTTTTAAAATGATTCTTCCTCAGTTATGAGTCTTACGCTCTTTTTTTAGGAAGCGCAAGACTCAAAGTTAAATTAAATTAATGAACTATCAACCATCCTTAAATCATTGTTTCTTGATACGATGCGTTTGATGGTGTCGCTACTTGTCACAAATTCTTTGCCATCTATCACATCTTTAATAATGATATTATTCTTTGTAGCTTTTCGCTTGTAGCCAATGGCATTAAATGTGCGTCCTCTAATAGTTATATTCGACAAGCTTTCCATGTCTAGAGAATGAGTCTCTGCCCAAGTTCTTAAATCTTTTTGGGTTAGCGTTTCCTTTCCCTCTGTTGCTACTATTCTCATAGTGATCAATCCATCTTGAGAATTGATTGTAACGGGTGTTTGAATTTCAAATGTATAACCTGATACTGTCATCATCTTCTCGTTTAAATCTTTGATCATCTGATCTACTTTATCTTTATCTCTCATTTTTTCCTCCTCAAGGAATCTAGGTTAAATCTTCTGCTCTCCCAGGAATCCAGGAATTGCAGCCTTAGTAGAGAAAACGCTAAAATCTGCATCTGCTCTTATGATAACACCAATTAAGGGAAACAATCGGGGAGAGAAAAAACCTCAACTGATGTTATCGTAAGAGCAGACTCTTATAATGTGAGTCTACTCTCTGCCCGTTAGTCTAACCTCCTATCGTTATTTTTTGGGCTTGTCGTAAATCTAAAATTACTGCTCTTTGATCTGCTAGCATTTGATTAGCTTGTGCTAGTTCTCTTTGAAGCTTTGCATAATCTCTAATAAAATGCACTAAATCCATGTTGCCTATCTCTGTGGCTACACCCCTTGAATTGGTGTGGATTTGCCTAGTAATTTTTGTCACATCAATCGTGACGGGATTACTGTGAGCATTGTTTTGAAATTTTAAAATGCTGTTTATTTTCATAGCGTGATTCCTCTCTCTGTTGTTATGCTACGTTTTCTGTTGGTGTGATCTCTAATAGATCAACGAAATTAGATTCAATGGTATTGTAGAATGTCATTTCATAAAATGTTGCATCACCTAGAACATTTAAGAACTTACCATTTAAATCTAAAATTGGTCTGTCTGTCGTGCCGTTTATCTTTTGCCTTCCAGACTCTGTAAATACTATTGATACTTTGCCTTGGGATACGATCTTGTTAAATCTCATGTTAACCTTGATTCCCATTTGATCTAGAATATTGCCTTCTGCCCAACATCTTTTAAAACCTTTGTTGTAGCAGACTCTTCTAGTAAATTTTCCTAAAATTCTTTTTTTCATAATAACGATTCTCCATTTTGTTTATAATTTTATTTTAGGCATTTTGAAAAGATTCGCAATGCCTAAATTTATTAATGAGTTATAAATAATATTCTTTTTGCGGGACAATCCCAACACAAAGCGCAAGTAGTACACGCTTCAGTTTTTCCCGTTTGTTCTGGGCATATAATATCTTTCCCTTTTTCTGGCGTGTTGTGGTCAAGACTATTTGCACTGAATGAATCGGAAGGCATCCCAGAAAAACGTATTTGAAAAAGCTTACGATCTTGAAAGACTCTTCTAACATCTCTTATCGCTTTTCCTATACTTGCATATTCTGGATTCGGGTCGTTTGGCAAATTTCCCGTATATCCAAAGATTGCCAACATCCCATTATATTTATGTAATAACCTTTTCCAGAATAGAACATACGACACACTGAAAAAATCGCCTAGGATATGGAGTCTCAACATGACTCGCTTTTTCTTTTTGATTATCAATTCATCTAGATCAATTTCTATTCGCTCTTCTAAAAGCTTTTGATCTTTATGATCTATTCTATGAGCGAATGGCATATTGTTTCCAAAACAGTCTAGATAGTGAACGCATGATTTTGGGCATGTTTCCCTTTCAGTTAAAGTAAGAGTAAACATTTTATAACCTTTAAAAGTACCCTTTGTGATCACGCTTGAAGCTTTGGAAAGCTTAACATTTTTAACGGGTTTAATAACGTTAGGCGTTTTATTAAACATCGTTAGATAGTCTTTTAATGGTACTTTGGTTTTAGCGTTTTTGTAAATTGTTGTGTGATTATCCGAGTCATATCCATAACCCGTAAATTCTTTATGTGTGTTATCAAATGGCATTTATATTGTTTCCCTAATTGTTTAAAAACCGAATCAATTAAAAGTTAAAAGATTCATAATTCATCATAGCAATTTAACCCTAGGAGTCGAGTCTGGAGTCATACATCTAGGGTGTAGTTTTCAACACAATTTGAATCCTAGGGTGTACGTTAGGACTCCAGATTCTTAACTGTTATCCTATCAGTTATAAAATCTAATAGACTCAACAGATTGCTAAAACTATTTGAGCGAATACTTAAAGAGAATCCCCGAGTCCTTTCAAAATCTAGGATCGGTCTCGTTTTGTTCACCTTTTGTTCTCGTTTTGTTCGACCCGTGCGAGATCCATCGGGGGGTATAGGGGTCTTTACTATGTAACTCTACACGGAAGGGGTGTTTTAGGTGTTAACCACTTTGTTTTTGTATACAGGGAGGGGCTACTTGTATCTGCGTAAATAGGAATAACAACATGTAGTGTGTCAAATTATTAGCTTGACTCCTTTGCGAATCAGCCTATAACTAGTGTAACACTCCTTAGTTAAAACGTTATGTAAAACATTTTTTTAAAGTCTTAACACAAACGTCTTAACTAACTAAAAAAAGTTACAGCAAAGTGCATTTTTCTCTTGCAAAGGCTTTTTTGTTATGGCATGATTCGTTTTACCTCCTCCAGTGTAGCTTTAACGAGCTACAACTTCCCGGGCGCAGGAGGCGAGTAGTGAACACATAAGTAGCTGCCACTCTTGCGCCCTCCCCTTCCAGGAAAGATATAGTGTGCAAACAGAACACGTACAACATGATGAAATAACTTTAGAGCATTTAATGTCTATCTCCACAGGTAGCATTAAAACGTTTGATAATTGGTTAAGTGAAGAAGACCATCACAAAGTTTTGCAATATACTGACCACGATGGGCAACAAAAAACTTTGTATGGCTTATCATTTGATAAATACGGTGAGAGTGAATTTGATGAAAACACACCTAACTCAGGATTGGCTCACATTATTTCTCCGAATCACCCTATATACACTACGATAGCAAGTAAGGTTAAAAAGCACACAGACTCTACTATATATGATATGTCTATAAATTGTATTCCGATGGGGGAACTTCCTTTTTGGCATCCAGATATACCTGTTCAAGCTTTACCACCTAGCGAAAAAGCCTTTACGTTTTTGTATTACCCTCATAAAGAGTGGGATGTTAATGAGGGAGGTGAAACACATTTTGTAATTGACAAAGTATGTTATGCTTTACCACCTCTACCAAATAGAATGGTTATGTTTGACTCTCGTATAGTACATAGAGCCACTCCATTTAGAAACAGAACTAGGTTTAGTGTAGCAATAAAAGTTGCTACAAATAACGACTACAGAATAACCCCAGAAAAAAGCTATGTTCCTAAAAACAAATAAAGATGATACAAATAGTAGATAACTTCTTGAGTAATCAAGATGCAATACAACTACACAGCCACGCTTTATCTGCTCCGTATTATCGTCTTCAATCTTCTGATCATAGTAACAGAGACAGCCTACGCTTTGTTCATCATTTTGATGTAGAACTTTTTGATAAAACACCCGTGATGGACGTTGTTCGTAAACACGTTCCCGGGAATACTCTTCTTTCTGCGTATATTAACGCTTCTGATTTTAACACAACAACGCTTTGTCACACGGATGGGGATACGGATAACGAGACAACCATAATAGCGTATCTAAATTCGTATTGGCAGGTAGACTACCAAGGTTCAACAATGTTTTTTGGGGGGTTCGGAGATGATGAGGTAATTAAAACAATATTTCCTAAACCTAGACGGGCGGTGATATTTAACTCTAGCATACCTCACTTAGCAGGTATTCCATCAGCAGACGCTCCCGTGAGATATACATTAGCCATAAAGCTAACAAAAAAAGAAGATGAAAAACAAAAAGCAGAAGCTTTACGCATCAGATAGGGTATTAGAGGATTTTTATGACACTATTGCGGAAAATAACCCCAATAAGATACACAAAGTCCACATTCCTAAATCTGACGTATTTTATGTCCGAAAAGCCATCGAAACAAACACGGGTATTACCTATTCTTTGGATCATGTGGAACGAGCTATGTTTCTAGAGGGGCATTTAAGAAGGGATGAAGTGTTAGATCCCGACAGACCAAGGGGGTATTGTAAATATGACACAAAAAAAGTTTCAAAAACACAGTGAATACGAGGACTACGATATGGACGGTGACGGAATCGTGACAGATGAAGAACTTGCACACGCAAAAGAGATAAATAAGGCCGAGGCCGAGCTGCGAAAACAAAAAGCGCAGCGTAGAATGGCTACAGGTACGTTAATTGGCATGGGCTTGTTCACAGGAGGCATGTTTTTTATGCCAATCGAGCATATTGAGGCACTTTCTGACATTTCTAACTTGTTTTACATTTCTGGTGCAGGTATAGTTGGCGCATATATGGGAACTTCAGCATGGATGTCAAACAGGAGTAAATAGTATGGCAGATTTAACGATAGATAAACAAGGAAAAACCTTAACTATAGACAAAACTACACACGAGATTGAAAAACTTGAGGCAAAACAGCGTTATTTGGTTACACAACTGCGAGATTTAGAAAGTAAGATCGCTGCAGCTAAAATGCACACCGATCAGTTGCAAATGTCGAAGGTAACTTGTGCTAATTTGTTAATAGATAGTTTTAAGGAGAGCGAATAATGCTTTCTGCACATGATGATCACTTTTATTATTGGGCTAATGAAATTCCTGATTATATTTGCGACCACATAATAAAAATAGGTACAGATCACGAAACTTTTGAAGCACGAACATTGGGAGGTAGCGAGGATTCTACAGAGCAAGAAAAATTAAACAAAAAAGTTCGTAACAGTTCTGTCGCTTGGATCAACAATAGGTGGATAGTAGGTATGGTATACTCCTATGTTAGAATGGCAAACGGGGAAATGTTTAACTACCACATAAAGTCAGCACAAGAATTTTCTCACATTCAATTTACAACATACGACAAGGATGGTCACTACGATTGGCATCAGGACAATGGCTCAAAATCAGACGGTAGACTTGAGATGTATCGAAAGTTAAGTGTTATTGTGCAACTTTCTGATAAAAAAAGTTATAACGGTGGCGCATTTGAAATAAAAAGCGTAACGGGCGAACCTTTAAATGTTCCAGAAAATGCTTTAAACAGAGGTTCGGTTATTGTGTTTCCTTCTTATCTAGAACACAGAGTAGCTCCTGTTACTTCAGGGGTACGGCACTCTTTAGTTTCTTGGTATCATGGAGATCCGTTTAAATAGAAAGGATAAACAATGTTTAATTTAGTAGGACCATTATTTTCTTCCGTTGGAAGTTTAGCTTCAACATGGTTAGATGGCAAAGTAGCTGCAAATAAAGCGGAAGCTACCATCAGGATGAAAGAAGCAACAGGCGATATTGATTGGGATCTAGCCGCTATCAGGGCAACACAAGGATCGTGGAAAGACGAATATATACTTATATTATTCAGTATTCCACTCATACTGTCCTTCTGTGGGGAATGGGGTAGGGTAATAGTGGCAGATGGTTTCATGGCTTTGTCGGGTATGCCTGATTGGTATCAATACAGTCTTGGAGGTATTGTGGCCGCTTCACTAGGAACGAAAGGTTTAGCAAAGTTCTACGGACCTAACAAAAAGAAAAAATAGTTTGACAAATGGAAACGTTTGAATACAACTATGTAAATGGAGCATGGTAAGTTTTTACTACAGTTCATTGGAAAAGCTCCGATAGAACTAATAAAGTTTACCGCCAATTACATAGGCGAAAGACGAATACCACTATCAAGATTTAATAGTAAAAGGAAATATCGTAATGGCTTATACACTATCGGGCAGATCACTAGAAAAACTAGAAGGCGTAAAACCTGAATTAGTTAAGGTTGTTAAACGGGCCATTGAACTGACAAAAATCGACTTTGGCGTGATTTATGGCCTACGTTCCGAAGAAGAGCAGCAGAAGTTGTTTGACGCAGGAAAATCGCAGACCATGAAATCCAAACACCTAACTGGTGACGCAGTGGACTTAATGGCATACGTAGACGGAAAAGCAAGTTGGGAACTCAACCTGTATGATGATTTAGCTGACGCTATGAAGTGGGCAGCCACCGAAGAAGGTGTAGTCATTAGGTGGGGAGCAGCGTGGACAATACCTGACATATCTACTTGGGAAGGTACGATGGAAGAAGCTATGATGTCTTACATTGATACTAGGCGTTCAGAATCACGTAGACCCTTCATAGACGGACCTCATTTCGAACTTAACTAGCTTTAATGATAAACTTTCCATCGACAGTGGTAGATAACTATCTGCCAGAGCCTGACAACTTTTTAGAATTAGCCTCTTCTCCTTTGATAAAATGGTTTGCAGATCCAAAGGGTAGATGGCCAGGAGAAAGATCACAACGCATAAATGAAGTAGATGAACTTCTGTTTAAGAATATTATGCAAAAGTTCTGGCTTTTGTTTTACAATGAAGAAGAATCACATCATGTTGAATACGCTGCCGACATGTTTTTTCAAAAAATAAAACCTAAATATGATAAAGGTTGGATACACTCTGATTACCAAAGTATAATAACAATTATAATTTACCTGACAAAAAACGCAAACCTTA